GCGGGGAACCATCCCATGACAAATAATAACCCCATCAGTTCAGCGACCAAGCGTCGCCAAGGATTTAGAGCCATGCGCGTTTTTGAGCCGGGATTGTTGCTCTGCTGGTTTGGTTGGCATCCTCGCAGTAGTTCTATCCGGTATCTCGGGATGACGATTGGTCGTCGGAATTGGCTTGGCATTAAGTCCTACAAGTCATTCCTCGACCGTTACCGCTGCCCCCGCTGCAACCATGAATATGAGAGGTGGTCATGACCTCCGCCCGCCCTGATGATGAAACGCGCTCGGACGTTTGCGCGCAATGCAAAGGCGTAATCGGCGACCTTCCCGATGGGCGCGAACCGGAAGAGTTTTGCGACACCTGCCATGAGGACGCGGTTGCAAACCTCGCATCCATGCCTGTGTCGGGTGATGTGGTGGAGAAAGCCAGGACGGTTCGTGACGCGGCGCTTCAAGCACTGCGAGCCTGTGAAGCGGACGAAGGACATTTTGCCGCCGTAGCCGCCGCAACTCATGCCGCACTCAAGAACCTAGAAGGAGAAGAGAAATGAAGAAGTCTGCAGATACCGGAAAGGCCGTGGCCTCGCTGGCAGGGGAATATGCCAACTTCCACGAGGATGAATTCCTCCGGATGAACCAGGACGGGCTTAAGCAGCTCGCCGCGGATATTCGCTCGATGGCGGCGTCCCTCCTGCGGCAGAACGAACGATGAGCCCGCTCGAGTTCATCGGGCTGATTAGCCTGGTCGCCCTGGTGCTCACCCTCCTCCTGATCGCGATGGGGGCAATCAACATCCAGGTCGACAACACGATGCCCTGGGTAAGCTCGGAGGATCGGTCGTGGCTGGTCGGCGAGCTCCGGTCAATGGCCCGCGACGCCCGCTATAGCGAGCCCGAGGTCGGCATCTTTGGCAGTGATAGCCTCGGCAACTATCTGGACCGCCTCGCCAAGGACATTGAGGAGCAACGGCTATGAAGCGGGCATTCAAGGAGCTCGTCGACTTCTGGGCTCACGCCGGAAGCGCCATGATCGTCCTGGTCGTCTCCTGGATCTTCGGGGTTTTCTTCACTGACCTGGGCGCGGTGTTCATCGCCTGGTCGCTTGGCTTCGTCCGAGAGATGACCGAGTGGCAGGACGGCGGCAACCACCCCTTTACTCGGTGGGGCCTCCTCGACCAGGCGGGGTGGATCATGGGCGGCATCCTCTTTTGCCTGGTCATGCCATGACCCGATCGGACAAGCAGGGTTGCCTCCTGGTAGCCGCGGTCATCCTGGTCGTGGCGGTCTTCTGCCTGGTGACCTTGGTCCACTGAGGAAAAAAGTTTGTGCAAGGGGGTTTTATCCGTCCTTAATTAGTGACAGAGGAAACGGGTCAACACCAGGAAGGAACACCACCATGACCTATCTGAACCACGAAGCATTCCTCTCCGCCCTGCCGGCCGCACCGTCCCCGCAGGTCACGGACAAGTACATGTTCCTCGACACCCGCAAGGTGGTCGACGACATGAAGGACCTCGGCTACGAAGTCGCTGGTGTCCGCCGGCCCAAGGCCCGCACCAAGGCCGGCGCCTACGCCCTCCACGAAGTCGAGTTCAGGAAGCCCGAGCATATCGGCCAGGGCATCGACGAGGCCCCGCGCATCCTCTTCTTCAACTCCTACGACGGCAGCCGCAAGGCCCAGTTCATGATGGGCCTGATCCGGTTCGCCTGCGACAACGGGCTGGTCCTCGGCGACCACCTCCAGCAGGCCAAGTTCGTCCACCTGGGCGACCACCTCGACCAGCTCATGGAGCAGGTGGTCGGAATGGTCGAGAAGCAGGACGAGATCTTCGGCCGCATCGACCGGATGAAGACCATCACCCTCGATCGCCTCGACGCCCTGGCCCTGGCCGAGCAGGCCACCGAGCTCCGCTTCCCCGACGAGGGCATCGACATCAACCCCTCGAACTTCCTCCAAGTTCGCCGCCGCGAGGACCTCGCCCCGAACCTCTGGACGCGGTGGAACGTCCTGCAGGAGAATTTACTTAAAGGCGGGGTTCCCATCGTGAATGCCAAAGGGCAAGCTCGCCTGTCCGCGCCGGTCAATGAGATCGACCGCTCGACAAAGCTTAACAAGGACTTGTGGGACTTGGCCGAACGTTTCGCCGAAGCGGCATAAACTAAAGGCCCCTCCGATCCGAAGACCGGAGGGGCCACCATTCCCACACCACGAAGGAAAGGTCCCGACCAGGGAAACGCGTTCATGCCACAGTCCGATCCGATCGACCAACCGAAAATTCTAATGTCACTCCCTGGACCTCTGCTGAAGATGCGGAGGTTTCTCTTGTGGAAAGAGGCGCCTGGCGTCAACGGCAAGACCAAGAAGCGGCCCTACTACGTCAACGGGAAAATGCGAAAGGGCCTCCTCGATACCGAGGCCGACCTGAAGCAACTGGTCTCCCTGTCCGAGGCCTACGATGAATTCATGATGGGGAGCTACTCGGGGATCGGGTTCGCCCTCACCGGCGGCGATGGCATCGGCGCCTTCGACATGGACCATATCCTCGAAGACGGGAAGCTGATCAAGACCCACCCTGGATATGACCTGGTTCTCGCCGCCAAGGAGGCCGGCGCCTACATCGAGGTCAGCCCGTCCGGAGAGGGATTGCGTATTGTAGGCCCCTGCCAGAACCAGGAGGCTTATTCCAAAGGCGGCCTCGAGTACTGGGGCGCCAAGCGGTTCGTGACACTGACAGGGGAATGCTGGGCCAATCCAGGCGGATGGGTGGACCTGGACGAGTTCAGAAACCCGCTAGCCGCGCCACGGGAGCCCAGGGACGAGCAAGACGACGTCGATCCGACCATAATCACCCAGAGGACCCTAGACGAGCTTAAATCGGCCCTGGACGCCATGGACAGCGACGAGCGGACCTTGTGGGTCGATATCGGCATGGCCCTGAAGACGATCGGGGACAAGGGATTGGAGCTCTGGCTCGAATGGTCCGCCAAGAGCAAGAAATTCAACCGAGCCGACGCCATGAGGGTCTGGGACTCATTCAACCCGCAGGGCACCAATTACAAGGCGGTCTTCGCGAAGGCCCAGCGGGATTGGGGCTGGGACAATCCGCGGAAAGGCAAATCCCGATCGGCCAGGGACGCATTCGGGGCAGAGGACGACGAGGAAGAGGTCGACACCGACCAGACCATCGACCTCGGGGAGATGAAGCTCTATCCGACCGAGTTCATCCTCGACGGGTTTCTTCCAGCCCAGGTCTCGGTCATCGCCGGCGCCTGGGGCGCGGGTAAGTCGACCAATCTCATTCCCCTCATGGCCTCAGCGGCTCACCTGGCCCCGGAGGAATGGGGTTTCCATCCCATACTCCGCCGCCACGTCCTGTGGGTCACCGAGGCGCCTGAACAGGCCAGGGACACGCTCTATTCGCTGGCCAAGGACCCGCAATCTGCTCCCTGGGACGAGTTCAAGCGGTGGTTCCACCTGCTACCGGCCAAGCGGCTCCCGCCGAAGAAAATAGCCTCCAAGATCCGGAAGCTCGTCGAGTCGATGAGCTACGAGCTCGAGAACGGCTTCCAGGTCAAGCCAGTCGTCGTCCTCGATACTACCACGGCCAATCTGGATCTTGAAAACGAGAGCGACAACTCGATGGTCGGCGCGGCAATGTCGATCCTCAAGCAGGCGCTCCCCAAGACGCCAATCGTCCTGATCGGCCATACTCCGAAGGCGCTGACCAAAGGTGAAGTCGGGGACATGACATTCCGCGGCGCTGGGGCATGGGAGGCAGAGGCCGCGGCCACCTACTTCCTGATCTACGACCAGGACGCGGAGATGCGCTTCCTGGCGATCCGGAAGGCCCGTTTCACTCCCAATTATCGGGAGATCGACTTCGGGCAGGCCGGAGGCTCCGAGATCATCGACACCGAGTGGGGCGAACCACAGGCGAAAGCCTATCTGCACGGTGTCCCAGTCAAGTCCGACGGATCGGCCCGGAAGTCGGCCCGAGAGGAAGCGGCTGAAGAACGGCGGGAGACGGTAAAGGAAAGGACCCTATCCGAACGCCAGGGCAAGGTCCTGGACCATGTGAGGAAGGGCACGGAGGGCCATAGGTTCGTTACGAGAGCTTCTCTTAGGTCGTCGGTCGGAGGCAAAGCTGAGATGGTCCTGGAGGCGATCGAGCGCTTGTTAGAGGCCAATCTGATCGAGGCCCATATCCCTAACCGAGACCAGTTAGGGGCGGACCACCGAGGGCGCACTCCCGAGATCTTCTTATTGGCTGGCGTGGACCTGGATCTTTGGCTGGGTAAGGCGAAAGGTTCAAATGGGAGCGGAAGGGGTGGACGATGAGGGCTGGTCTAAACCCACCCTTATCGTTCCCTCTACCCCTCCCCCTACGGGGGAGAGGGGAGGTTCGGGAACGAAAGGGTAAGGGATTTAGCGGGATTTGGGAACGAATAGGAACGATAGGGAACGAATGGGAGCGGAAGGGTCTCACATGGTCAGGGTCGAGACCTGCCAGGATAAGGAGCACCACATGAACAACGGAATGGAATACGCTCTTACTAAGGACGACCCTAAGATGGTCGGTGCTATAGAGCACAATGGGATTTGTTGGCCAGGCCCGGATCTGGATCGGTTGAGGCAGATAGCCAGGGAGACCGGGAAGCCAGGGATATGGAGACTGAAGACCCGGAAGATTGTCTGGAGGGTGTGATGGGCGATAGGATAAGGGGACGGCGTGGCCAGGTCTTACGGAGGCAGAGGCTCGGCAACCAACCACTATGCGAAGACTGCTGGGCCAAGGGCAAGGCGATCCCTGCCAATGTCCCCGACCACATCAAGCCACTGGCCTTGGGTGGCGAAGACGTCGATGAGAATATACGTTGTCTATGCAATGAGTGTCACCGGATCAGGACAGCCGAACAGTTCGGCCGGCGGGTCAAGAGACAGATAGGACCAGATGGATGGGCAGTAGAGTAGAGACGATCGTCAACCCGAACATCAGGCTTAAAGGCGTTGATGCCTCTCCCTGGGTTCATGAGTCGGTGGGTGAGACCCGGTGGTTCCGGATGAACGACGGCTGGGGCAATGTGGTTGAGTTCACCGGAAAGCTGGCCTACACCGAGGACTTTGACCTGACAATAGTGGACATAAGGCCTGGGGGAGGGTGAAAACCTTAGTACAAAGGACCTCGGACACCGACCGCGTGCCTTTTTCGTTTTAAATCGCAACTTTCTCGGACCCGCACATCCACGCACACAAGGAAATGAAGTCGCTATGAGCCGCAAATCACAAGCAGAACTGATCGCGGTCGCTGGGACGATCGACAGCCGGCCAGCGCCGCCGAAGACATTGAACAAGGAACAGCAGGCTCTTTGGAAAAAGGTCTGCGCTGCTGAGCCAGTCGAATTCTTCAAGACGCCTGTGACCCAGCAGCTCCTCATGGACTACTGCCGCCACCAGACGTCGGCCGAGTGGCTCACCAAGCAGATCGAGTGCTCGATCGAGCTGTCCAAGATGGCGCCGGAGGACCGGCCTGACGGGGCAACGCCTATGAACCTCCGCGATCTCGACACGTTCATGAAGATGCGAGACCGCGAAACCAGGGCGGCCACTGAAAAGGCCACGAAGCTCCGACTGACAAACCAGTCGCGCTACACCACCCGAGCCGCGGCTACCGCCGGCAAGAAAGGCAGCGAGAAGAAGCCTTGGCACGCAAGCTAACCCGCGCTCAACGGAACATCAAGTGGATTGAGTCCTATTGCCATGTCCCCGAGGGCAAGGATATCGGCAAGAAGGTGAAGCTGCGGCCCTGGCAAAAGAAGGACCTGGTAAAGATCTATGACAACCCTGCCGGAACACGAACCGCGATCATCTCGTTCGGCAAGAAGAACGGGAAGACCAGTCTCGCTGCCTTCATCCTCCTCCTCCACCTGGTTGGACCCGAAGCAATCCCAAACACGCAGCTTCCGAGCACGGCTCAGTCGCGTGACCAAGCCGCAGTCCTTTTCAACCTGGCTGCGAAAACAGTTCGGATGTCGCCGGATTTGAAGTCCAACCTGGTCATCCGCGACTCTCTCAAGCATATCTTCTGCCCCGACCTGGGGACGCTTTACAAGGCGCTATCCGCGGAGGCCTCGACCGCCCACGGCCAGTCGCCAGTCTTCGCGATCCATGACGAGCTCGGCCAGGTTCGTGGGCCGGTGTCCGAGCTGTACAATGCCATCGAGAATGCGATGGGCGCTCACGAGCACCCCATGTCGATCATCATCTCGACCCAGGCACCGACTGACGGAGACCTGCTGTCGATCCTCATTGACGACGCCCAGTCGGGCCGTGACCCTACTGTCGTCCTGAGCCTTTACACCGCGGACGAGAACCTGGACCCGTTCAGCGAGAAGGCTTTGAAGCAAGCCAATCCGGCAGCTGGGGACTTCCTGAACATCAACGAGCTCAAGAAGCAGGCGGCTAATGCCAAGGCGCTGCCCAGCCAAGAGTCGCTCTACCGCAACTATACCCTCAACCAGCGTGTCGACCGGAACACGCCGTTCATCTCCAAGTCGATCTGGAAGGCCAATGGCGAAGAGGTCCGATCGGACTGGGGACGGGTTCCGGTTTACGCCGGCCTGGATCTTTCGTCAGTCAACGACCTTACCGCCTTTGTGGCGATCGCCGAGCTCGACAAGGCCTGGGAGGTCAAGCCCACCTTTTGGCTCCCTGGGGAGAACCTGAAGGAGAAAGCCCGAGCCGATCGAGTGCCCTATGACCTGTGGCACGAACAGGGCTTCCTCATGACCACCCCAGGCAAGTCGGTAGAGTACGAGTTCGTGGCCGAGCGGCTGTTCGAGTATGAGCGCCAGATGAACCTCCAGAAGATCGGCTTTGACCGGTGGAACATGCGCCACCTTAGGCCCTGGCTGGTCAAGGCCGGTTTCACCGAAGCCAGGATCGACGAATTGTTCGTTGAGTTCGGGCAGGGTTTTCAAAGTATGAGTCCTGCCTTAAGAGACTTAGAGTCGGCGCTCTTGCAGACGAAGTTGAGACACGGAAACCAACCAGTCTTGACGATGTGTGCACAGAACGCCATTGTAGCTACCGACCCAGCAGGAGGCCGGAAGTTGAACAAGGCGAAGTCCTCAGGGAGGATCGACGGGATGGTGGGCCTTACAATGGCGTTCGGTGTTGCTCCTATCAATGACGAAGGACCGGACCTGAACGCCTGGGCCGAGGCGATCGCGGCATGAACGAGGCCCCATTCAATCCGATCGGTTGGCTCCTGGACCGCGTAGGGCCGCGTCTAACGGCGCCCCTGAACGAGTCTAAGGCCATTGTCCCCATCGGCCAAGATCCTGCGCTAGCGGCCTTCTACGGAGAAGCTAGCCGCCAGGACGGCACGAACTTCCGGACTAACCAGGTCACCCTGGCCGAGTTCCAGGACAACATGGCGGTCAACGAGGCCTCGGTCCTGGCCATATCCGCCACCTGGGCCTGCGTGAACCTGCTGGCCGGCACGATCGCTTCGCTGCCTTTGATGGTCTTCCGCGGCAACGGCGCCGACCGCAAGGTGGCCTTTGACCACCCGCTTTATGGTGTTCTTCACGACAGCCCGAACGCGGACCAGACCGCCCTGGACTTCTGGGAGTTCATCTGCGCCTGCCTCGAGCTTCGGGGCGATGGCTTCGCCGAGATCCGGCGTCGAGCCGACAAGTCGGTCATCTCCCTCGAGCCACCGATCCCACCGCAGATGGTGCAGGTAAGGCGGTCCAAGTCCGGGGCATTGGAGTATACCATCACCCAAGGCGGGAAGTCCAGGACGGTCTCGCAATCCAACATCCTCCACATCCGCGGGTTCGGGGGCTCGCCGCTCGGTGGCCTTTCCACCTTGGCCTTCGGGCGGCGAGTCTTCGGCTCTGCAATGGCGATCGACTCGGCGGCCACCTCGACCTTCCGGAACGGTGTCCGGACTTCCGGCGCCTTCGTCTCCGATCACGTTCTCGACAAGGAACAGATGGAGACAGTCGAGAAGAGGGTCTCCGAGAAATATCAAGGCGCGGTGAACGCTGGCCGGCCGCTGGTCCTCAACGCGGGAATGAAGTGGCAGAACATCTCCATCTCCCCTGAAGACGCGCAGATGCTTGAGAGCCGAGCATTCGGCATCGAAGAGATCTGCCGCATGTTTGGTGTCCCGCCGCACATGGTCGGCCATACCCAGAAGGTCACCAGCTGGGGCACTGGCCTGGAGCAACAGACTCTGGGCTTCCAGAAGTTTACGCTTCGCCGCCGCCTGAAGCGGATCGAGCAAGCTCTGGAGAAGCAACTCCTCACCGCGGCCGACAAGGCCCAGGGCATCTCGATCGAGTTCAACCTCGAGGGCTTGCTCCGTGGGGACAGCGCCAGCAGGGCCACGTTCTACCAGGCTGCATTGGGTGATACCCAGAAGCCTGGATGGATGGTAAGGAACGAAGTGCGGCGCCTCGAGAACCTGCCGCCGATCGCAGGATGGGACGAACCGGTGGAGTTGATTAGCGGGAAACCGCAGGGAGAAGACGATGCTGCACAAGGACTTTAGTCTCGAGATCAAAGAGACCGGCAAGGACGGCACCGTCGAGGGATATGCCTCGGTCTTCGGTGGCGCGCCGGACCTGGGCGGTGACATCATCGCTCCTGGCGCTTTCTCGGACACACTGGTCGAGCATCGCCGCAAGGGCACGAAGCCATTGATGCTCTGGGGCCATGACTCGTCCCAGCCACCGATCGGGAACTGGGAAGACCTGGCCGAGGACGGCAAAGGTCTCTGGCTTAAGGGCCAGATCGACATTGAGGACCCGATGGGCCTGCGTGTCCATCGAGCCCTGTTCCGCAAGTCCATGAAGGGGCTCTCGATCGGGTATCGGACCAAGCAGGCCGACATGGACCCGAAGAACCCAGGCATCAGGACGTTGAAAGCGGTCGACCTGTTCGAGGTCTCGTTCGTCAACTTCCCCATGCAGCCGCGGGCTGGCGTCGACTCAGTCAAGTCGGCCGTCCAGGATATTCTAGGCGTCGGCCAGCTGCCGAGCCTCCCACAGTTCGAGGACCTCCTGCGAGAGGCAGGATTTTCGAAGTCGCAAGCCACTGCCATTGCTGGTAAGGGTCTTGCACCTCTGCTCCGGAGTGAGTCCGGCGGAGACCCAGCGCTTGAATTCCTCAAGTCGCTAAAAGGATAGAGAAGGACATAACATGCGACGTAATGCTATGCTTCTCGGTTCGGTCGCCGCCCTTGGGGCCATGACTGCAGCCGAGCGCGCCACGGGCCGCTATATGCGTGCGCCGGATGGTCACGGTGACACCGAGACCAAGACCGCCAAGGAACTGGCCGACGAGATCAAGTCGGACTTCGACAAGAAGTTCGATGAGGTCAAGAAGATCGCAACCGATGCGGTCGGTAAGGCCGAGAAAGCCGAAGCCCTCTCCACCTCGGAGAAGGAAAAGGCCGACGAGGCCCTCCTCCAATTCGCCGAGGCCAAAAAGCGCCTTGACGAGCTCGAGCAGAAGTTCGAGCGCGGCGGTGAAGATGAACCGGAGACCCCGCAGACCGCAGGCTACCAGTTCATCGAGAACGACGAAGTCAAGTCGTTCATGGCCAACCCGACCGCCGGCAAGCGCGTCGGTGTCGAGCTCAAGGCGATTATCTCCGGTCTCACGACCGACGCCCTGGGTTCGGCTGGTGACCTGGTTGTTCCCGATCGGGGCACCCTGGTTCGCCTGCTCGATCGCCGGATGACGGTCCGCGATCTTCTCACTCCGGGTCGGACGGGCAGCAGCTCGATCCAGTATCCGGTGGAGACGGGCTTCACCAACGCCGCCGCGACCCATACGGAAACGGGCGGGACCACCAAGCCTCAGTCGGACATCAAGTTCGATATCGAGACCACGGCGGTCACGACCATCGCTCACTGGGTCCTGGCGACGCGGCAGATCCTCGACGACGCTCCGATGCTTCAGAGCTACATCGACGGCCGCCTTCGTTATGGTCTCGAGTACGCGGAAGAGCTCCAGCTCCTCCACGGCGACGGCACCGGCACGAACCTGAACGGCATCTACACCCAGGCGACCGCACTGGCCGCCAATCCGGGCGTAGTGACCTACCCGAACAAGATGGACGTCATCCGGTTCGCTATGCTTCAGGGCTTCCTGGCGGAGCTTCCGCCGACGGGCATCGTGATGCACCCGACCGATTGGGCCGGCATCGAGCTGCTCAAGGACGATGTGGGCCGCTACATCATCGGCAACCCGCAGGGGACCGCGGACAAGCGTCTGTGGGGCCTTCCGGTCGTCGACACCCAGGCAATGACCTTGGACAAGTTCTTGGTCGGCGCCTTCAAGATGGGTGCTCAGATCTTCGATCGCCAAGACGCCCGCGTCGAGGTCTCGACCGAAGACAGCGACAACTTCCGGAAGAACCTCGTGACGATCCTGGCGGAAGAGCGACTGGCCCTTGCGGTCTATCGCCCCGAGGCCTTCGTCAAGGGCGACTTCAGCGACGCGGTGACCGACATCACGTCCTAATAGCCTGGAGGGGAACTTTCGGGTTCCCCTCCCTTTTAGAGCGCTGGGACGGTCCAGCGTTCCAGAAGGGAGTAGATCATGGCAGACAAGGACGATCTCGGAAACGTTGAAGGATCGAAGATCCTGAAGAACGAAGACAATCGAGCCGAGCGCCGCGTTGAGCGCACCGGCACGGTTCACCTCATGGAACAGAAAATGTTCGGTGGGGCGCCGGAGAACAAGGACGCCGGCGGCAAGTCGCTCAACTCGATGACCAAGGCCGAACTCGTCTCGACCGCGGAAGCCGAGGGCGTGGACATCGAGACCGACGACAACCGTGCTGACCTGATCGAGAAGATCGAGAAGGCTCGCGGCTAACAGATGGCTGAACCCGTCTCCCTCCAGGAAGCGAAGGACTACCTTCGCATTCTCGATACTACCGAGGACACCAAGGTCTCGGAGATGATCCCTCGCGCACGGCGTTGGGTCGAGGACCATACGGGCCACGCCCTGGTCCAGCGGGCGTTTGTCGAAGGACATACTCCGCGGAGGGGACGGGTTCAGCTTGACTTCATTCCGGTCCTGGCTTTAAGCTCAGTGACCTATCGGGATGGCGACGGCGTCCAGCAGAGCTACTCCGCCCGCCACTTCCCACCTGGAGCTCTCGTCTTCGCCAATTTGACCGAGGCATGGCCCTTGCTCAACCAGGACGAGGAGTTCACCTTTACCTATACCGCCGGCCCTGACGCCTCCAACCCGATCGACCCGAGGCATGTCGGCGCTATCCTGGCCCTGGTTGAGGGCGAGTACTCCGAGGGCTATGCCTATCCGGAGCGGGCGATCGAGGCCGCCAAGCTGATCTGCCAGAATGCTCGAACGGTTGTGGTCTAATGCCCGAGGGTCGGGACAGGGACTATAACAGCCTCTACGGCTTCGGTGGACGGCCGAAAGCTCCCAGGGGTAAGTTCGACCGCCTCGTGACCTTCATGGTGCCTACGGTCGCCGAAACGAATGACTGGAACGAGAATGTTCCGGGCGATCCGATCGAGACGCCGGTCTGGGCGATGATCAAGTCGGCTCCAGGCACTGAGCGGTTCGCCAATGCCGAGAACGCCGCGGTCTCGCTTATCAGGATCTTCGTTCGGTGGCGTGCCGACCTCGTGAACTACACGGGCCATGTCAAGCACGACAATCGGCAGTATGACGTCAAGTCGATCCAGGAGATCGGCCGGCGGGAGCTGCTTGAGATCATAGCCGTCGCATCGGCCGACCTCTACGTCTACCGCATCCCACCGCCCGCCAATGACACCCTGCCGGCCATCATCGGCGTTGCCTTCCCTGGCGTGACCCTTGTTGCTTCGCCTGGCACTTGGTCCGGGACATACAGCGAACTGACCTACCAGTGGCTCAAGGACGGTGTGGCGATCCCTGGGGCTACGACCAACAGCTATCTGTTTGATGCGGCCGATGAGGGCTCGGAGATTACGGTTGAGGTAAGCGCCTCAAACACCTTCGGGTCGGCTACTGCCACCTCAGAGCCGGTTGAGCCTCTTGTGCCGCTCGCGATCAGCGACTTTTCGGCTGGTGTCTATTCCATCGGAGGTGAGGCTAAGACGCTGGACGATCTCTGGATGGAGGACGCGGCCAATTGGGGGGCCTTCGATCCTGAAACTTCGGTCATTCCAGGCCAGGGGTTGACGGCCTTGTCTGTTAATAATGCGGGCGCTATTGCTACTCCAGAACTGGCGGGGGCCTTGTTCCCTGCCTCTGATGGCTTGGTTATTGTCTGGGACCATTACGCCGAAGTGCCGCCTGGTGGCTGGGCTTATTCGGAAGCGGCGCTGTTCAACTTCCCAGCCTGGGACGTTTATTGGACCTTGTGGATTGGTTCCGCGTCTCGCGGGGTTTCCGACTGGCCCGGAGTGATTGAAGATATCGTGCCTAATCCGGTTCCGGCTATTTCAAATTACAATCGGCACCGGATGGCCATGCTCTACTCCAATGGTCGTTTCGCCTTGTCGATCGACGGCTCGGCTCCGATCGAGATCGGCGATCCCTTGGACTTCAACGATCACAACACTCTCACCGTCGCTCCGGCGGCGGGAGCCGGAGCAACAGCTAGTGTCGCTCGAGTAGAATTCTATGGCCCGCAAGCTGCCGACCTACTGAGTTCGCTATCGGCGCTACCACCTCTCGAGCCCATCGCGGTGATGGATTTCCAAGCTGGCGAATATACTCTTGACGGGGAAGCCAAAGTCTTTGCCGACATTTGGACTTTGGGTGGGAATGTCGCCCTTATTCCGGGGCAGGGTTTGCAATCACAAGATAACGCTAACGGGGTTTATTCCTTCGCTACTGCTGCGGGGGACTTGCTGGCTCGGTTAAATGAACTCGATGGCAACTTCGTTGGGGTGATGGAATATGAAAGCACAAACGGAAGTTTGGGCGCTGACATCCATACCGCAGGCTATGCCCTTTCTTACGGTGTGTGGAACCGGACGACAAGGGTCGATAATTACGACTATGGCACCACAACGATAATTGCTCCAATCGACTCGGCAGTATTGCAGCGCAAAATGGCGTGGCTTTGGTCCCCGACCAAGCTGAAGATCGCTGTTAACGGGTCGGCGGTTTCCGAAAGCACCGGTGCAATTCTCTCCGTTCCAACACCCTACAATTTTGATCTTCAGATCCAGGAGGGCGCAAATCTAGGGGTCACTGCCCAAGCGACAGTTCGTCGTCTGGTTATTTACGGACCCGAAGTTGGTAACTTCCTTCAGGAGCTTTCGACGCTATGATTAAGCTGCTCATGATCCTGCCCCTGTTGTTCCTCGCCGCCTGTGGCGGTGACAACGACAAGCCACGTTCGACACCACGACCGCCGGCGATTGATGCCGACACCTTGTGGTGGGTGGGGGCGCCGAGCGCTCGTCCGATCATGGGCAACGTGGTCGACATCCCCGCGGAGGGTAAGGCCAACTACGTCACCAGAAAGTGCGACCTCGAAGGTAAGCAAGAAATCTCGCTCACCTTTTCGCTCAATGGACCGATCCTCAGCGCCACTCCTCCGATCGGTCCAGGGCTGGTCACGCTCTATCTCCAGCGGAAGGGGGACAACTGGACTGGCGTCGGCGAGTACGAGACCTTTCGTTGGTATGCTACGGGCTCGACGATCACGACCAATGGCGCTGGCACCTATACCATCACCGCCAAACTCTCCGATCGGTGGACCGCTATCCAGCTGAGCAACAGCTACTCCAGCCCACATAAGTTCTACGAGGCAAAACAGGACTGCGATCGCATGGGCTTCGTCCTCGGTGGCGGGACAGGCTATGGCCACGGAGTGACTGGGCCGGCCACGCTCACAATCCTGGACTACTCGGTCCGGTGACCAAGAACCGCCTCGAGGGCTTCAAAGAGTGCCGCGAGGTCCTCCAGGAGCTAAGCAAGACTGTCCAGCGGAACACTGGGCGGCGAGCTCTTGAGGTCCCCGCTGGTATCATAGCCGAGGCGGTCAAAGCCCGAGCCAAAGTCTCCGATCGGGCCGGCAACCAAACACCTGGGTCGCTTCGGGAGAGCATCAAGGTTGGGAAGGAAAGGGCGAAAGGGACACAGGCCCGCATCCATGTCATCGCCGACGACGTGGCGGCCGTGCCTAAGGAGTTTGGTCTCACAGGCCGCGACTACCCCGCCGAGCCATTCTTCCGACCCGCGGTGGACGCGGTAGCGAACGCTGCGATAAATGCCTTTGCCGCCGCCCTTAAGCCCGAGGTCACCGCGGTCGCTGCCAAGGCGGCGAAACGAGCGATGAAGGCGAAGTAATGCTGCAACCCGCGATCATCACCCGACTCGAAGACGCCGCCGCGGTCACGGACCTGGTGGCTAACAGGATCTACTGGGTGGTGCGGCCCCAGGCTGATCCCCTGCCGGCGGTGGTCCTCCAAGTCATCAGCGCTCCTCGGACCGAGCACCTGAAGGGTCCGAACGACATGCAGGAGACGACAGTCCAGGTCGACTGCCTCTCCAACCGGAGCACTTCCCAGGCCCACGCCTTAGCCCAAGCGTGCATCGACGCGCTGATCCCCGTGGCTACCGTCGGAGAAGACGTTTTCTGGCGGGCTTCTTATGTCGGCCCCAGGGATATGGGAGCGCAGACACAAACAGGGTTTATCCATCGAGCGGTCGTGGATATAACATTCAGGCATGGCACCGCTGAGGAGTAATGGAAAATGGCTGACACGCAACTAGCAGGCACCGGTTGGGGTGGCGAGTTCTGGCTCGACAATGACGCCGTAACCCCTGTCCTGACCGAGCTCAAGCAGGTCAAGAGCTTCACCCTCCCGCAGGATGAAGTCGAACAGGTTGAGATCACTCACCTCAAGTCGCCGAACCGCCGGCGTGAATATGCCCCAGGCATGATCGAAGGCGGCGAGTTCGAGGTCACTCTCAACTTCCGCGCAGGTTCGGACACGGACCAGCTTCTCGCCGATGCGCTGACTGATGGCAGCACGCGCAACTTCAAGGCGGTCATCCCGGAACGCGGCGTTGCTGCTTGGGAGATCGAAGGCGAAGCCATCGTGGTTGGCTACGACCGCGGCGAGGTTACGCCGGACGATCCCATGGAAGCCACGGTTACGCTCAAGATCACGGGCGCAACCACTGAAGGCGCGCCGGCCTAATGGCTAACCGCGTTTTTGGCGAGGCCAGGCTCCCGCTCAGCGATGGGCGGGAGCTTACCCTCAGGTTCGACTTCAACGCATTGTGTGAAGCCGAAGAGGCAGCCGGCAAGGGCACTCGGGAGATGATGGCGGAGATGTCCGGCAAGAACGGCTCTCCCCGTCTTAAGACCGCCCGAGGAATGCTCTACGGGGCGCTGCGACACCACCACGAGGACATCACCGTCGACGACGCGGGCGAATTACTCCTCACGGATGGCGAGGCCATTTCCGAAGCGATGGGCGAAGCCATGGCTAACATGGCCGCCCAGAGGGCAGGTGGAGAAAACCCTCCTCAGGGGACGAAGGCAGCGAAGCCGACGTCCCCTGGGACTGGGACGCGCTCCTCCAAGTCTGGGCGGAAGCGGACTTAGACCCAGAGCAATTCTGGCGTCAGTCTCCCCGATCCTTCTATGCCATTATGAGGGGTCGGGGCAAAGCCCAGAATGAGCACATCATCGCGCTGGCCCACAAGACGGAGTGGATGAGCAGACAGAAAAGGCTTAAGGACCTAGAGCACTACCTCAAGCCGATGAAGAAGGTCTCGGGAACAGGGGTGGCGACGGCGATGGCGAAGTTCGAACGCCAAGGCCTGAATGTCAGGGTGAAACGGATCGAGAGGGACGACTAGATGGCCGGTACAGTCCTCGGGTTCATGAAGTTCATCCTGGGCTTCGATACAGTCGCATTCAAGAAGGGCATGACGGAGTCTGAAAAAGACCTCGTCAGAATGCAGAAGAACTTCCAGAAGGTCGGCGATGGAATGACCGACATGGGTAAGTCCATGTCGCTCGCCATCACCGCCCCTCTGCTGGGCATCGGCGCGATCGGGATAAAGACCGCGGCCAACTTCGAGACCGCCATGAACTCGGTGGCTATCTCGACCCAGGCCACGGGCGAGACCTTCAACAACCTGCGTGAGCTCGCCCTCAGTATCGGCAAAGAGACGACGAAGAGCGCCAGCGAGGCAGCCGATGCAATCGACATGCTGGCCAAGGCCGGCCTCAACTCTGAGCAGATCCTAAACGGTGCCGCCAGGGCCGCGGTCGCCTTGGCCGAGGCTGCTGGGTCCGAGCTCGATCCTGCCGCGGCGGCCATCACCGACACGCTGACCTTGTTCAAGAAGTCCACGGCGGACCTCCCGAACGTCATTGATAATATCACGGGTGCGGTCAACCAGTCTAAGTTCAACTTTGCCGACTTCCAGCTGGGCATGTCCCAGGCAGGTGGCGTCGCCGCATCTTCCGGTGTCGAGTTCGAGGACTTCACCGCCGCCCTGGCCGCGACCGCCTCCCAGTTCGCCAGTGGTTCGGACGCCGGCACCAGCTTCAAGACCTTCCTGATGCGGCTCGAACCGCAGACCAAGAAGCAGGCCGCCGCGTTCAAGGATCTTGGCCTTAGCTTCTACGACGCCAACGGCCAGATGAAGTCGATGGCCGAAGTGGCTCAGATGCTGCAGGACAAGTTCCAGGGCATGTCTGAGCAAGACCGCACGGCGATCTTCAAGGAGCTGTTTGGCACCGACGCCATCCGCACGGCGATCGGCTTGATGGAACAGGGCGCGGCGGGTATCGAGAAGATGCAGGCGAAGATCGCCGCCACCGACGCCAGCGCCCAGGCCGCACAGCGCATGAAGGGCCTCAATGCCGAGATGGAGAAGCTCGGCGGGGCGTTGGAGACCTTGGCGATCAAAGTCGCTGACAGCGGGCTCCTGGGCTCGATTACGGGCCTGGTCACGAAGCTTGGCGAGTTCGTCGACTGGCTTGGCTCCCTGAACCCCGCCGTCCTCAAGTGGGGCGTGGGTATTGCCGCGGTCGCCGCCGCCCTGGGGCCTGTCCTTATCGTCCTTGGATCGGTCGTCTCGGCCGTGGCCAAGATGGGTCCTTTGGTCACTGGCCTCACGACCGCCTTCACCGTGTTGACCAGCGGCTTGAAATATCTCCTGCCCGTGATTGGCGCCGTCGGCAAAGCCTTGTTGGGCCTCCTCGGCAACCCTATCATCCTCGCCGCGGCAGTCGTCATTGGCGGCATCTACCTGGCATGGAAGAACTGGGATAAGATCGCTCCGATTGTGACCAACATGGTCAACGGGGTAAAGAATGCCCTGGCGCCTTTGACTGGCTATCTGAAGCGGGTCGAGAACGAAGTCCTCCAGGTTCGGCAGGCCTTCTTCGACATGTGGGACAAGGTGACTCGCCGTTCCTACGTCCCTGACATGGTGGACGATATCGCGGCGCAGTTCGCCCGCCTCGATGCGGTCATGGTCCAGCCGGCCAAGAAGGGCACAGACGCGGTCAAGCAGTCGTTCGAGAGTACTCGATCGGCGGTGCAGTCCTTGATGAAGCAGCTGTTCCCCGAGGCCGAACGGTGGAACACCTACCAGGCGAACCTGAAGCTTATCACAGAGCAGATGAAGAAGCTCGGCTATACCGCCGACCAGACCGCGGAGGCTTTGCGCCGCCTCAACGAGCAGTGGGCCAAGGACAACGGCATCACCGACGAGCCGCTGTCCTTCCCCAGCGACGTCGAAGTGGAATTACCACCCCTCAAGGACGTCATCGTCGACTTCGGGATGAAGACGGACGAGACCACTGCCCGCGTCATCGACGCATTCGGCGAGATGGCGGCCAGCACGATCGGCTCGATCGCGGATATGCGCGACGCCTTCAAGTCGGGCGACGTCCTCAGCGGCATCCAGATCTTCCTCGATATGGTCCTGAATGTCTTGTCCGCCCTGGGTCAGATGGGGATGATCAAGCTCCCAGGCATGACTACCCCACCGTATGGCGGCGCCCGAGCTCGTGGCGGGCCGGTGGTCCCAGGGAAGAGCTACCTGGTCGGAGAAAACGGTCCAGAGTTCATCACGCCTCGACGCAGCGGCTACGTTCATCCGAATGGATCGGGCTTGGCGCCTCAAAAGGTCATGATCGTCCCCTCACCCTATTTTGACGCAGTGGTGGACAACCGAGCGGCTAACGTGGCAGCACCATTGGCTGGTCGGGCGGCGGTCGTCGGAGTCACAGGTTCTGAAGCCCGCATGTCCCGCCGTTCGAGGCGCAACCTGTTGGGGGCATCATGATCGACGTTCCGAGCACTCCCTCTCCGGCTTCCGCCACTCCAGGCCTGATCGACTTCGGCGGATTTCTCACGCCGGCCCTGGGCGGACCCGTCCAGCGCGTCGAGCGGATGGGCACAAGGTTCTCGCTGTCAGTAGTCATGCCGCCGATGATCAATACTTCTACCGGCCGGATCTGGATTGCTCGGTTGATCCGCGGCAAGCAGGAAGGCATCCGCATGCCCTGGCCGCTCCAGGGCTTTGACCCTGGGTCGCCTGGCAATCCGTTGGTCAACGGGGCTGGCCAATCAGGGCGGACCCTGATCGCCGACGGGTTCACTCCGAACTATATTGCCAGGGAAGGCCAGTTCTTCTCGATCGAGGTGGCGGGCCAGCATTACATGCACATGGTGGCCGGCGAGAGCTTGGCCAATGCTTCCGGCCAGATGACACTCTCGATCGAGCCGATGCTTCGTGTGGCGCCGACTGACAATGCGGTTCTCCATTTCGGTCAGCCCATGATCGAGGGCTTCGTCATGGGCGACCAGCTCCAGTGGGAGATGGCCCTGGCCAATTTCGTCGGGCTCAGCTTTGACGTGGTGGAGATCGAATGAGCGCGGCTGACAAAGTCATCCTCCTCGCCGGCCTTATCGAGATCGAGCTGGCAGGTCGGACTGTCCGCCTCTGCGATGGCGGCTTTGTGAACTGGCCGGCCCGTGGTCTCTTCACCTCCCAGGATATTGAGCTTGGGACCATCCAAAGCCTCGAGGCGGTCAACGAGGCCGTGAGCGATGAAGCTCCGGGCGGGCGGCTTACCCTCCTGCCACCCTCGACGGTTGCTGCCGCCGACCTCTACCAGTCCGACGCCCAGGGCAATCCTGTCCGCTTCTGGCTAGCGGAGGTCGATCGAGACACGGGCCTCTTGCTCGCCGACCCTGAGCTCCTGTTCCTCGGCATGATCGACTTCATGACCCTGCGTGTGAACAAGGGCAGCCGAATGATCGAGCTCGAGTTCGTTGCCGCGGCGGAACGACTCTTCTTCGTCCGTGAGGGCAATGTCTTGTCGACCCGCTTCCACCAGCTGGCGTGGCCAGGCGAGAAAGGCTTCGACCATGCCACCGGCGCCCAGGCCGTCGTCCCCTGGGGCATTCCTGGTCAGGGCCGCGGAACGGTGACCTCGGGCGGAACGATCGGACATAACATTGGCTCAGGGGCTAACGTCGTATGAGCCAGAAGCGCGTCCCTGACCTGATCCGCCGAGAGCGAGCCCTTCAGGCGGTGAAGGAGAAGTTCAGCCTCAAGTCTCTGGATCTCGGCAAGCGGGACTGCCTTTTGCTGATCCGCTTCCATCTGGTCAAGATGGGTCATCAACGCTTGCCGAAGCCGCCAAAATACTCGACGCTCCTCGGAGCGAAAAAGGCCCTGGCAGGACAAGGCGTTGAGAACCTGGAGCAGCTCCTCGACAAGCATCTTACTCGGATCACTCCCGCCGCGATGCTCCCTGGAGATGTCGCCCTTATCGCCTCCGAGGCGGGGGCGCCGGCGGCCGAGCTCGGAACGCTCGTCATCTCGGTCGGTCGGAAGTTCCTGGGGTGGCATCCTGACCACCCGCTGTTCGCTGTCCTCGAGCCCACCATTGAGTCGCCGTTCCTGGCGGCATGGAGGGCTTGATGAGTAAGGTCGCAGGCTTCGTCTCCAAGGTGGCCGCGGTGGTAGCAACTGCCGCCGCGATCGCCGCCCTCTTCGTCCCGGGTTTCCAGATCCTCGGCGTCGGTCTCCTGACCATCGCCTCGGCAGCTTCCGCGGTGTCGGCCGTGGCAGGAGCAGTTGCGTATGCAACGCAGAAAAAGCCTGAGATGCAAGGCTCCCTTAGCCAAGTTGTCATTGGACGCAACCTCCCCATTCCCTGCATCCTCGGGCGGACCTATGCCGGTGGCTTCCAGATCTACGACAAGTCGGCGCCTCCTGCGGACAACAAGAACCGCACTCAGATCATGGTGGTGTCTGTAGGACCCATCGAAGGCTTTGACGATCTCTACGGCGACTACACGGCCATCAACTTCAGTCTTTCGACCGCCAACAAGATCGAGGGCGTGGCCAGCGGGTTCTATGGCGCCGACGGCGGTTACCTTTGGGCCAACTCCCGCTTAGGTGCTCGACCCGATACGGCCCTCACCCCGTTCGCCGGCCGACCTGCCTGGAACCAGTGGGACAGCACTTATAAGCTCAGCGGCTTCGCAGCCTACTCGGTCACGATGGAGTTCGACGAGGAAGGCGTCCGATATTCGGCGGGCATTCCTCAGTGGGGCGTGGTCGCCCGCGGTCCTGCAGTCTACGATCCCCGAGCTGACAGCACCTACCCTGGCGGTTCGGGAGCCCAGCGCTGGGATAACGAAACCACTTGGGGATTTGGCGGCATCTACAACGCCGCCCTCCAGGCGCTCACCTACGCCCGCGGCCGGTTCGTCGGAGACGTCAAGGTCTTCGGCTGTGGGCTGGAGTTCGACGACATCCTCGTCGACCAGTTCGTCGAGCTCGCTAATATCTGCGAAGCCAACAGCTGGGAGATTGGCGGCCAGATCTACGAAGGCCCAGGGACGAGCAAGTGGGACAACCTTAAAAAGATCCTGCAGGCTTGTGCCGCGGAGCCAGTGTGGTGCGGAGGCAAGCTCGGCGTGAAGATGAGCGCGCCCAGGACTTCCTTGGTGACGATCACCGAGGCCGACCTCACCGACGGCGAAGTGTCAGTCCAGGCCATGAAGTCCTGGCGGGACAAAGTTAACACCATCATTCCGCGGGTTCGCCTCGAGGACCAACGGTGGGAGTATACCCAGATCGAGGAGGTGACCTCGACGACCTATGTCACCGAGGACGGCGAAGAGAAGTCCAAAGAGATGCAGTATGACTTGGTTCAGGACGTGACCCAGGGCGCGCAGCTCGCTGCCTATGACCTCGTGAATAGCCGAGAGCTCGGCCCGATCGTCATCGGCTGCAAACCACACCTCAATGTCTTCCGTGTCGGAGAGGCGGTCGATCTTGACCTGCCCGAGGCCGGCCTCGAAAACCAGCTGGCGATCATCACCGGCCGGCAGATCGACCCAACGACTGGGGCAGTCACTTTCACCCTGGAGAGCGAGACCACGGCCAAGCACGCCTTTGCCCTGGGCGCGACCAGCACGGCGCCGCCAACCCCAACTTTGGTCCCGCCCGAGGATCTTGACGACGTGGTAAGCGGCGACTCGCAAGTCCCGGCTGATCCGACCTCTATCACCTTGGTCGAGTGGACGAACCGCTTGGTCATGAAGACCGATCCGATCCCTGGGGCCAAGGAATATCGTTGGCAGATCTACCTGTCCGACGGGACGACGCTTAAGCGGACCATCACCACTCCTGTCCCCCAAATGGAGTATTCCTCCGCCCTGGCTCATGCGGATGGGATAAGCAGGTCTTACAAGGTTCGAGTGGCGGGCAGCAATGACAACGGGTTCAGCGCCACTCCGTTGATGAGCGCGACCCAGACCAAGACAGCTCCGGCCGCGCCGACCAGCGTGGCCTTCGCCGACGGGACAAGCACCTCGACAGTCACTTTCACCGGCTCGGGCGGAAGCACGGTCGGGTATGTTCTGGCCTGGTCGACGACGAGCGGTTTCAATCCGATGACCCAGGGCTCGCTCTCTTACGCCCTAAGCTCCCCCGCCTACACTCCACAGATCCCTGCCGCCACCTATTATGGCAAGCTCGGGGCTTACGATCTCTGGACCTCCCAGCCTGACATGATCAACTTCAGTGCCGAAGACTCGTTCGTCATCACACCAGGAAGCGGTGGCGATCCTGGTGGTGGCGATGGAGGCGGCGGCTACGAAGGCGGCGGTGGCGGCGGGGGCGGAGGTATGAATGAGTTCTAGCTGGATGGCCGGCAGGGGCTAGATTGGATATAGGACTCAAGGAGGAACCGCAGAATGATAAGCCCAGGCCGACTCGATATCTCCGCCGATCGGTGGGTGGCGTGTATCCGGGAGCTCGCTTTCTTTGGCGTCGACTTCACGGCCGCCGACTTCACCGCCCAGGTCCGCCAAACCCCGGACGCCGCTGGCTCTCCGCTCGTCAGCTTGACGACGCAGGTCTCTTCCGCTGCTGAAGGGATTTACCTTTCCTATGCGGGGAGCGACACGATCAACAACCACATCACCGCCGGCCGGTTGGCCGAAGTCCCCGATGCGGTCAACCCTGACACCAATCTCCCCTTCACTGGCACGGACGTGGTGGAGCTGAGCCTGGTAAGGCTTCGGATAAACGAAACCACCATGGAAGCTCTCCCCCTGCCTGGTGAACGCGGGAACGACCTCGAATATGCCTGGGACCTTCACGTCACGCCGAGTGGAGGTATCAAGGACAAGTATCTGGGCGGCAAGTTCACGATCCGAGCAGGAGTGACCCAGTGACGAATGTCATAGTCAAGACCGAGACCCAGGCGGTCGTCACCGTCGACAATGGCCAATCCATTCCCGTCTTCGTCTACGGCGCCGGCGGTAGTGGGGGTGGAAGCTCAGTCTCAGACGATCTCTACGGAGCCGGATGGAATGGCGTCACCACCATCGCCCCGTCCAAGAACGCGGTCTATGACAAGATAAACAGCATGGTCACCCTGACCGATGGGGATAAGGGCGATGTGGTCATCGGTGGCACTGGCACCACCATGACGGTCGAGAGCGCGACACCAAGCGACGGTATCTTCAACATCAATGGCGAGACCCACGCCGACGAAGGCCTTACCATTTTCGGTCCTGGGGTTCTGGTCAATGGGGTTGGCCAGCTGGCACTGGGCTACACAAGCGACGCAATCGGCGCTTATATTTATGCCATCGTCCCTGGCAACAATTATGTCCCGTTCGGGATTGGGGCGACCTATTTCAATTTGAGTGACGCCAGCGGGAACTTCGGCCAGCTCTCCCGCTTCGGCTCAACTCTTGTCTCCTCGCTTGCTGTCAGCTACAACCTGATTTCTGGCCAAGCGATCTATTCCCGCAGCCCAGATACTCCCGGCGATTATGTCTTCAAGATGGACTGGCAGACGGGCATGCACTTGCGGCAAGGTGCAGGTCCCGACAAGTTCTCGGTGGATCTGACGGGCGCGGTTATTGCGGCCAGTGTCACGGTCGCGGAAGAAGCCTATGGCGCCGGATGGGACGGCGACCTTTCGGTGCCAACCAAGAACGCGGTCTACGACAAGATCGAGGCATTGGTCCTGGGTGGTGGCAGCTACACGGATGAGCAGGCCCAAGACGCCATCGGGGCAATGGTCGACACCACGCTCGCTTATGTGGACGCGACACCGGCGCTTGGTCGAGCCGCGATCACTGGGGACGTCTCAATTCCGGCCGGTTCCAATGCAGCCACCTTGGCTACGGTCAATTCAAACACCGGCACCTTTGGCGGAGCGACGACGGTCGCCCAGATCTCCGTAAATGGCAAGGGCCTGGTCACTGGCGTCACAGCTGTGACGATTGGGAATGCCCAGACCGCGACGGCGCTGGAAACCGCGAGGACGATCAACGGTGTTTCGTTCAACGGCACCGGCAACATCACAGTCACCGCTAACACGCCCAACGCCATCACCTGGAACAACAGCGGCGCAGGCGCGGCCAGTGGCACGACCTTTGATGGTTCTGTGGCTAGGACGATCTCCTACAACACCATAGGCGCCCAGCCGCTTGATGCTGAGCTCACGGCGATTGCAGGTCTCACTTCTGCAGCCGATCGAGTCCCCTACTTCACCGGCAGTGGCACGGCCAGCTTGGCGATCTTCACTGCGGCCGGCCGAGCCCTGGTCGACGATGCCGATGCCTCGGCCCAGCGAACGACCCTTGGCCTAGGC